GAAATTCTACTCCGGGGCAGAAGCCGGGGCGGGAGACTCAGGAGTAGGAGACTCTGCAACACCATCATGCGCCTGCAAAGACGACGGCGTAGACACGGCCTTACGAATCTCGTTCACGGCACCATAAATCGCACCCGCCTCACGAACGTTCTCCTGACCCGGAGTCACAGAATGCAGAATCTGATCCACAGACGCGTGAATAGACTTAACCTCCTCATAGGTGGCCTTAGCATACCAATTCATGTCACCCGCGAAATGATCCCCCGCCTTTCCACTACGGAAAAGATCACGAATCTCCCTGAGCAGATCAACGCCCTCGCTCATATCCCAAAAATCCTCTCCGGCGCCCCCCGCGGGACGACCATAATCATACCAAGACTTGCAACGATTACTGAAAAGAATCCCATAAGACTCATACGCGTCATACGGATTCCCTGAATTATAACGCGACCCAACGCGCTTCAACGCTTCGTAGCTGTCACCTTCGGCGTTGATAAGGTCACGAAGAATGCGGCAGCCGACTTCAGCCGACTTTTCTGGCATCCACCATTCACGATCCGGGTCATCGAAGAAATAGCCCGGATACGTGATCTGCAACGGTCCAACGCCGTTTGAGTTTTCGCCGTCTCGAATCGCCGCAAGGAATTCACGGAAATTCTCTTCGGTTACTTCCTCGCCGTGCGGGCCGGCACCTCCGGCGTCGTGCCCGTAAATGTTTGCGCCGCGTTCGCCGGTCTCCATCCACAGGCACGCCAGGGCGGCCCACCACGGGCAATTCTCCGCATCGGCGGCCCTGAGAACAGCCTCCTGGATTGAGGAAAGGCGGTACGATCCGGCTGACTCGTGCCCATTATCGGCATCTGACCGCTTCCCGAAACGGATACAGGTGGACCACGAAGCCGCGACAGTCATCGGATGACTACTATACCGGACTACGTGCGTCTCATAGCCGGTCTGATCCCCCATCTGCCCTTCCGCGATTTCACCATTCTCGTTAATCCACGCTTCAGCGAGGAGCGGGTCACCCGCATTGAATGAACCGTCGTCTTCGCGCACGCACATTGCGACATGTCCGCCGTCTCCGGTAGTTTTCAGGACCATGTCGCCGACATGGAATCCTCCCGACGGTGTGGATCCGTACCAAGTGTCCCCGATATCCATGAAACCGCGATTTGCGGCCAGGGAATTCAAGGTTTCAGTCCATGTTTCGCCGGTCCGTGGGAACATGATCGGATCATCCCAACCGGTTCCCCACACATTGTGGAATGCAATATTGTAGGCGCCCGCTACGCCGCTACTGCAATCCATGTCACCGGGGCCCGTTTTCCAGCCGGCATCATTGCTATTCCAGTAGCAGGTCCACCGGTTATCCTGGGCATATCCGGTGCCCCCGTAGTCGCCCGTGGTGCACCAATATTTCATTTCCGACGCAGCGTATTCTGTGACGGAATCTGCCAATTTTGCACCGCCTTTCGTAAAGGTTTTCGATGGTCATAATTTTATCATGAGCACTTGGGTGCGTCCGTAGCGTATATAGGTACGTGCGTGCGCGTATACCACACGCGCCCAGCGTCTGTCAACACTCCACACACATCGGTTTAGTGAAATAGGCCACCGCCCACGTGGGTTGACCCACAAGCACGCGGGGAGCATGATTAAGACATCGGCAGGGAGGACAAGCAACCCAGCCAGGGATAGAGAGGACAAAGACAATGACCACCACCGAGAACATCACCACCGACACCGACATCGCCTACGCCGTCGGCACTGCCGCCAACGCCTGGAGCGACACGAACTACTGGGTGGACGAGACCGGTGAGACAATCGGCCTCATGCGAGGCACCACCGACGGCGGGCAGACGCTCGGACTCCACGTGTGCGACGACGTCGTCTCCTGGGGACTCTGGCAGTACGATGCTGACGGAGTCATTCTCGTCCACGACGGCCTTTCTGCTCTGACCGATGAGACCATCGCCTACCTGGCCGAACAGTGGCTGGAGCACTGACACACACATAACGGTGGTGGCCCGTCACGGACGACGGGCCACCACCACCCACCCCTCCCCACCAACACACACATTTGAGAAGAGGATTACTATGGCACGCCGTCGCACCGGATACGGATCATGCAAGACCACAGGAGGAGCAGTATTCACCAACTTGAAGGGTACCAAGATTCACTTCCCCGCAAAAGGGTACGAGAAAGGCGAGAACGAATTCCGGGGCATCCCCGTTGAGCGGGTGACCGCCGTCGCAATTCTCACCGGGTCCGACCTCGTACAGGCCATCCCAGTTCAGCGACCCGCCCTCATCGGAAACGTCCGCAATGTTTTCATCCCCGAATGCGCCCACAATTTCTTCCTAGTGGTCTGCACCGAAGGGAACGTCTACCGTATTTTCGATATCAGCGAGGAGGAATTCGGAAACGCGCGCAACTTGATCAATGATTTGCGTGGGCTTCTCGGCGATCAGATCGAGTGGGTCAAAGCATGAAATACCCAGCAATCCAGCGTATGGACGGACGCGAAGACGAGGTTCGTCGCAAGACAATCGAGTTTCAGGAGCACAAGAGGAATCGAGCGAAGAGAATCAAGAGCACACGCCACGTTAAGCGCACGAATTTCAATTACAGCGACGGCTGGACCAACCGTCTCATGGCAGAACTGAACGGAAAGTGAGGAACAACTATTATGTCTACTTTTTCGAGTGCCCCGTCGGCGCCGACTCCTGCGCCGCCTCCGCCCGCGGCTAGCGCACCCACCGCGCCGCCTCCGCCTCCACCGCTCCCGCCTCGGCCTGCTCCGACGCCGCCCGCATTGTCTGTGCCGCTCAGTGTTATAGCGCCTCCGCGCCCCACGAATCGCTTCGTGGCATGGCTTCGCAAGCCGCGGTCCACTGGTGAGGGCATGGCAATGGGTGCAGTCGCCCTCATTGTCGGTGTTATTGGACTGTCTCTGGCGTGGCGTGCTTTTTGGTGGCTCCAGGTGTTCTTCGCCTACTTTGCCACGGTCGGCACTCTCGGCAACTGAAAATGACGTGAACTACTGTGGACGTGGTGTTTTTGAAGCCGGTTTGGCTGTACTTGCCGGACGGTAGTAAAGAGAGAATCATAGCGCAAACCGGTGACGACAAGGGGATTGGTTTCGATTCCGTTCAGGCCGGTGTAGAGCGGAGACACTATTTCAAGTACAGAGACTATTCGATCACCCAGACGAAGAGAGGAGATTATGTGGTGTCCTCAGATGGTGAGTATGAGAAGATTTACTACCCGAACGGCGTGTACGAGTATGTTTCGAAGGTAGTGTCGCATGATGGGTTCTGGGAGGTGCATATCCGCCGCAATTCTGATAATGAATGGCGGGTAGCATGCTGGAGTCGTCATCGCGTCTCTTTGGAGCACAAGCACGATGGCTGGCATTGGCGAAGAGTCGGCAGCTATCAGACCGATCACGGCTATGAACTGAAATTCGCAGACAGGTCGATTCGTTTTCATGTCTCCGACGATTATGATGCGCCCGTCAGGAGGACGTGTCGGTATTTCACTGGAGAATGGTGCATTTGGTATGAGAACGAAGAAGGCGGGGAAGCGTTTTTTACGTTCGACGAGCAGCGCCATGAGTTGACCTTGTGCGATGACACTCTATATATCGCAGAGAAAGATGACTGGCTCGTCGAGGGCAACGTGCGTGAGAATGAGGTAACTCACCCATCATATTATGCGTCCCTCGTCCCCGAGCCCATCACTTTCATTCGCGACAAAGACTATCTGACCGGTAACGCCCTGAAGTATATTTTCAGAGCCGGCCACAAGAATGGCGCTGACGAGAATGTTGACCTGGGAAAGGCGGCATGGTATCTGCGTGAACTCGTCGCCGAGCACGGGGACCAGACGGTGATCGCGATTCTGCGAGACGTCTACTGGGACACTATTGATAGGCAGCTTGCCCCGGCGGGGCGCGCCAGGGAGGTTCGAGACCGGCTCACGGAGTTCATGTCCGCCGTTTCACATGATCGTCTCAACAATTATATTCCGGAAGCGTGATTATTATGGAGAATATTATTAATATTACTTTCGTTGATTTGGTGGAATTCTGTGGGCGGTGGGTTGCGACCGCGTTCATGCATGCCACCGACTGTGAATTCACCGTCAAAAGTAATTCTACCAATCCGTCCACCACAATCCGCGAGCTTATGCGTACCGTGCAGCATATTCAGGGAGTAACACTAGCCTTGCGCTCATGGCAGGAGGGAAAGGTTACTTTTACTAGGTGCACATATTCGAATGAGATAGGCAGGTATGCGATCACTTATAGTGATTCATCGGACGATGATGCGTACGTCTGTGTGGTCGTGGTGTCGAAGCGCACTGAAGACGTGATAGAAATCATCCCTGGAGAAAAGCCTGCCCTTGCCCTTGAAGCCGAAACAATTCTGCGCGATAAAGGTTACACGGTCCATATGGTCGAGGAAAACGAAGACGGAGGTCTACCGCAATGGCTACGCTGAGTGATTTCACTCTCCGACGCAGAATCGATTGGGGAGAACTCATCTCCGACTGGCGCAAACCATTGTCCATTCAGCCGGCGTCAGTGGAAGTGCGATTGGACGAGAACATTATCGTCTACCGTCACGGTGACGAAAACATTACCATTGACGAGAATGGTTACGAGCTGTTGCCGGGTGAGTTTATTCTCGCATCCACCCAGGAAAAAGTCAGCGTGCCCGCCGACCTAGTAGCCAGGGTGGAAGGCAAGTCATCGTGGGCGCGCCGCGGAATTCTCGTCCACGTGTCTGCGGGATACATTGATCCGGGATTTCAGGGAAACGTGACCCTGGAGATCGCTAATCTGCATTCTGCTAAATCCGCCATTCTTCATCCGGGGGATAGGATTGCTCAGATTGCTTTCGAGGACCTGGACAGGCCAGCCAGTGCACCGTACGGCACCAATGGTCTGGGTTCGCACTATCAGGGGCAGATCGGCGTTACACCGTCTGCTCGGGAGGTAGAATAATGAGCAAGATTGACCGTCGGAAAATCGCGTTGACAATTGCTGGAGAACTGTGTGATATTACCCCGCCTCCTCGCATTTCTGACCGCACGGGAGTTACCGTCATTGACTCTCCGCTGTGGAAGATCGAGGTAACCGATGACGGTGTCGTGGTGACAACGAAGCGCGGCGTCTCAGCAGGATGGACTCACGAGGAATCCTGCACCCCGGAGCATTCTGCGATGCGCTGTAGCATACTTTTGCGGAGCGTCTCATGACAGCGAATAACCCAATGCTGGAGATTGAACACGAGATTAGCCTCACGCAGTTGTGGCTTCCGAAGCCCGACGCGTGCGACATTGACGAAGCACATATGGCCGCCCGTCTGAAGTGGCACAACCATTATAAGGGCGTTGGTATTGACGTCACCGTAGAGAACGGCGACGACGACGTTATCAGTAAGTGGGTTGTCTGGGGCTGGCCATTGAACGTTGTGGGCGTTTACCATGAGACAAGTGGTGAGAGCACATGCAATTTTGCGCGTCGCCTAGCGCCACGATGGACTACCGTAGAGTGTGACGCAATCGCTGCTCGTCAATTCCGGGAGATCAATAACACGATTCATTCTATCCTGAACTCCCCGTCTATCGACGTTCAGGATGATGCGCGCTCCGACCTCATGGGCGTCCTAGACGATATTGCTCGCGAGCACGGAGGAAACTATCAGCGCTTGGGACTATAGTCTCCTACGCCGGGCATGAAAACATTCCCCCTCACCACGATTTCTGCGGTGAGGGGGAATGTTTCACGTGAAACACTCAGGCGCCCGGCTGCGGCGTTGGAGCTGGAGTCGCCTTCGACTCCAACGCGGCGACACGCTCAGCCAGACCGAGATAGCCGCCATGCCAAGCGATTATACGCTCCATGATCCAATCCGACGGAGGATTCTGATAGGGGTTCTTCTCAGGCACCCACTGGCCGCCCTCACCCTGCACTAGTTCACCGTCGGTCACATACAAATGTGAAACACCGAACGACGTGGCGCGATCGATTACCTGTCGGAAATTCTCTTTCGTAACACCGTGAATGACGTGCCACCACTTGGTGGAAGGCTGCGCCCGCATCACATCATTCGCAATCGGATTATTGGGGTCGTCCGTCAAGTACTTGGTGGCAGTATTCTCGAAGCTCATGCACACGTCAAAGTCGAGTGCGCACACGGCCTCAGTAATATTGCTGCCAGGGTTGATTGCGATTGTGAAATTCTTGCCGTAGGTGCGTCGAATTTCGCCGATGAGATCGCCGTACCATCCGACTCGGCCGGACTGTGCGCCCCAGCCGTTGATTACCTCGTCCAAGAATACGCCCTGGAAAAGACCATCATACTGTGAGCGCAGGTTAGCGCACAGCTGCATAATGTATTCGCGCGTAAACTTGTCCGGGTCAGGCACACCATTCCTAGCAGCATCATCTTTAGCGAGCGACGCGACACCGTAGCGGGTAGGAATGTACCAAAGAATCCGCTTCGCCCCGGCCGCCTGAGCGCGCTGAGCCTGCGTAAGAAAGTCATTGTCTTTGGCGGACCAATCGCCCGTGGAGCGGTTCATGATTACGTAACCGAGAGCATTCCCATAGGCCAGCGTCTTGGCCCACTTCGATACTTTCCCGGCCTGGCCCTCGTTATAGAAATCGGGCCAGAAGTACGTGACCGGGGAGTAGTAGTTGCCGCCGACCGTGAAAGGCGAGATTGAGGAGAACAGCGGGGCGACCAGCTTATCGACGCCGGCCTTAGTGTACCCAGTAACGTTTGCCATAGTGTTTTTTCACTCTCCGTAAGTCCAGGTAAGACCATCGTCGCTGACGGTGATCTTTCCGCCATTGCCCTGGCCATCGCCGCCGCCAGGATTGCCAGGATCAGGGGTACCGCCGCCGTTCCATGCTGACAGGGAGGTCACCTGCACGTCACCCGAGGTCGGAAGCTCAGCCCCGCGAACTTCGCGCGCCCAAACGCCGGCGACGTTCAAGACGATTGCCCATCGGCCGCCGTGGCTGGCGTCTACCTCTACCTCGATTCTGCCTTTGTCGTCGGCATCACCGCGCACGGGGGCAGGGACTGTCGTAATATTGTCGGACGTGTAGACGGTTTCGGGGCGGACGCTCATTGTGGCGTTGACTGTTTTGCCGGCGGCATTCACGACCGTAGCTATGACCTTAGTCATATTATTATCACCTATTTCTAATAGTGAACTATTTTACAGATTACAGGTCAACGCGAGTCGCACCAAGAGTAGCCACCGTAAACACAGTGCCGGGAAACACGCCGCCATCGTAATGCCAGTACGGGTCAGCACCATAACTACCCGCCGTAGTGTAAGCGACCCTATGCGAACCGGCTTCCACGGAAAGGCGCCATTGCATGTGATGGGTCATGAACGTGCGATTGTACTGAATCTCGGTCTGCCAGATACCCCGATTGTCGAGTTTGAACCCGAAGAAATACGAGCCGACCGCCTTATCTTTCTCTTCCTCGGAATGATAGTCCTCGTGCGCGATGCTCACGCACACGTCAAGCGAGAACTCCATGAGACTCTTGATCGGCAAAGTAACAATACCGTCACCCCACGTGTAGGTAGTATGATCCGAGGTAGGGCGACCGCGGCCGTTCGTATTGTCACGATGCCTGTAAAGCACGCCGCTGAACGAATTCGCAGGGTTAATGTTGAATGACCCGTCGCCGCTCTTGGAGCCATCGGCCGTGTACAGGATGTCATCAATGATAAAAACAGCGGGGCGCGCTTTCGATACCGCCCCGGACGGCGCGGCCGCCAACATGACCCGTGCCGCGGCTACGGACGCAGCCGGCATAACCCTACCGGCGGAATCATCATACGCGTCCCAGGCCTCAATGAGATTATCGTCTACCGTGGGGACTACACCGCCGGTCCACCTAGTGTTAGGCATATTGTTTTCTCCTAAAAATATTGTTACACAATCTTCAGTAGGTGAGCCAGCTAACCGTCATCTCGCCCCAATCCATAATTGTACCCTCGTCAATATTCTGATACGTATAAAGCGCGATCCGATCCCCAACGCTCAGACGCCTAACACCTGTCACCTGCAACGCGGTCCACAGACCATGGTTCAACGCAGCATACATGTAAACGCCACGCTCAACATCATTGGATCGGGCGACCCTTGTGCCACCAACGTACCCGGCCCATGATGACCTATACCATGTTGTGCCGTCTAAACGGTAGAGCCCACTCTGCGGAATAATGATCTCGACACCGTCTACCTGCATTCCGCCACGAACAATCTTCTCCTGCGACCCAACCGGAACCTCCGTCCAATCATCTTTTTTAGTCCACAGGTGCGCGTTGTTTGTTGCCATGTGGGCGAAAGGCGGCTCCGTGAACGTGCGCCACGACGAGGAATGAGGGACGGGCGATCCTGGCGGGTCATAGGACACGCCATTCGTGTCCATAATGAGCTCGCCGCCCTGGCGATCGGTGATCTGTATTTTCGCAACGCCCTCGTCGTCACGGAAAATATGCAAACCCGAGGAGCGACTCATTTTCCATGACACATACATGGAATAAATGATTCCGAGCTGCATTCCCGGCGTAAAAACATCGTTCGTGCGGGCACTAATATAGAAAGGCGTGTCCGTGTCCTGAATCCACGTACCGTCGGGGAGCGTGAAATCGAATCTTATCTTCTGCCCGGCCGTCGCCCGCTCGTCAACAGCGATGATTCTATTCTTACCAATGTTGATTTTGAGAATCGCGCGACCGTTCCACGACGGGGTAAAAAGAATATACCCCTCAACCCTACCGACACCCTCACCAGCAATACCATATGTTTTTGGTTTCGCAACAGCAATATCATAGATCGCCATCTGCGCACCATCATTACGATTAGGACGATCCCTGTCCGTCAGAACGAATCGCGTGCCGCCCTCAAGCTCCTCAACGGTCGCGATTTTAGGGGACCAGATAGACTCCCAGAACCCATATTCACTGCCGAGGCCGAATCGAATATTCTTCTCGCCCGACGTCGGCTCAGTATCAACGAGCGAAAATTCACCACCGATAAGCCTATTACCGACGAGGTCGCCGATGACTTTGGCCGCGTTGAATGTGGCGTTTCCAGCGGTCAGCATCTCCGTAGTAACGGACGCGAACGCCGCAATCTTGGCCCACAATTCCCCAGACGCGTAAATGTTGCGTGCGGACACGGAACCGTCAGCGAGCGAGACGTTGCCAACGGACGAGGGGACGAGAATGCTGCCAGCAACCATCGTCCTGGTCACCCACTGTGTACCATCCCAAATACGCACGTCGGTAATATGCCCAGCATTGTCGGTGACATACCAGATCAATCCTGTGACGGGATTCTCTGGTGCGGCCGGGGATACTACGGGGGGACGGTTAGCTTCAGCAATCTGAACAGCTTTCTCCGCGTCTTTCGCTGCCTTATTCGCGGCGCCTTCGACCTTGTTTGCTCGGTCGCGAATGGCGTCGGCTTCCTTGAATGCGCGTTCGGCGTCTTTTGCGGCCTGGCTGAGAATTTTGCCAGTGTGCCCGAGGTTTTCGACCTTCGCCCCGGAAGGCGGCTCGGCGATAGGGTCACTGATCTTGACTACGCGCCCGGATGAATCAATGATGACGAGTACGCGGGCGCCTATCCATGTGGCAATCCCGTCAGATTCGCCAACGGCATGGGAGGTTGGGTTGCTATAGGGAATCCCCACCTCTACCCAGCCGGACGGGAGCGTACTGTCGGTGGCGGACGTGCCAGTGATTTTCCCGTACGTCCACGATACTGAGGATTGCTGAACAATAACATTATTGTTATTGCGGCCGCCGCCGTTTCGTGGCGCCGTGTCAAGCAATAGTGACGGTCTGACCATGATTCCCCGTTTATTCTCCCAGTACCTCTATGTCTACCCTCATTGTAGCGGACGGATCAGACAACGGGAGACTATAGGCTGTAACACGGCCCGCAATATGCTCCCCCTGCTCAGTAATCGCACCAACAATATCCCCAACCTCAATACGGGCGTCAGGAATAATCGTCAAAGACCTTGAAGAGCGGGAGGAAATGTCCTGAATCATGTACGTGTCCGCAGCCTCGGACACCTCTCTCGCCGAGCTTGCAGCACTGAATTCTTTGTGCGACGTAACCCAACCATAGCCGCTTGGTTCGTATGGCGGATCGGTGATTTCTCGTTCCGCGGTCCACCGTTCCTCTTGCTCCCCCTGAGCCCGCTGTTGCTTACTGCCAGTAACGTACCAACGGTTCGGACGCCGGCCGCCCGACCTCGGGGCGCGTGGGGCCTCCAAAAGAAAACCGGACTCGTATGTGTAAATCTCGTCAGGCGCAGTTTTATCGCGGAGCCTGAAGATATGTAGCATCCCATCGGCGCCGCTACGAATACTGCAGCCTCGCGATTCGACGAGTTTATAGATTGATTCGATTCGCGAATTTCCCCACTGTGTGGTGCGCGGGATGGGCGCATCCCAGACGTCGTCCTCCAATTTCACTCGCACGTATTCGGCGAGTTCGTTGGCTTCGGAGAGCAGAGTAGCGCCGGCGCTCGGAGAGGACGGCCATGGCCTCGGATTATCGGCAAGAATCTGCATCAAATCTTTACAGGAAACGTTTACTTTTTCTTTCGACACGGACCATTCCACGTTGACGAATTCGCCGAGCGGAATTTCCCAGTAGGTGCCGTGCCGATTCTCATAGAGTGCGGTCACCATGGAACGTTGCCCGAAATTATTGAGCGCGTCCAATGGCCATTCCGGAACCCAGGACATTGGGCAAGAATAAGACAATGCGCCCGGAACTTGACGGTTCGTCGAGGACCACTCGACTTTCACCTCGGAGGCGGGGATTCCTGTTTTGAGGACTTCGCCACCTCGAATGATATCGATTCTTGCGCCGATGCTGAGGCCGTCTGAAAGGGCGGCCAGCGTGGGGCCGTTTCTCATGGCATTCCCGCAATCATTTTGCAAATCTCAATGTATGTGCGCGATTTCCAGACTTTGTCAACTTCACGCCATTCACCCCAGGTGACACAGGGCACTGCCCCCCAGCCTGCGTGAGGGCCAACAAGCATTGGTGAATCCTCAGGGAGCTCATGCCATTTTACGTTCCACCGAATGATACCGTCTCCCGTGATCCTGGCACTGTCGACCTTGTCTATGGTAATGAATCGTGATGGTAGAACGTCGGCGGGGGCACCGGGCGTGAGAATAAGCGACTCACGCTTCTGCAGAATTTCCCAAACGTTATTAACGTGAGATGGGTCATCTAGGACGAACTGTCCGCCTCCGGTGCGAGCTACTTCTAGCATCGACCACCTGGCGATAAGTGAGTTATATCTCGAAATCGGGGAGGACCATTCTCTTTTATCCTGGGCCTCCTCCCAGATGAGCCCGGGCACGGTACGCCCGTTGAGGCCGCTCACCATGCCGCGCCACCACTCCACCTCGGGGCGAGTCAACGTGACCGAGGAGTCGCCCTGAGTGTATTTTATTGTGGTGCCCGGCACGGCGTATGCGTCTGAGAGGATCATTGTCACCGGCTCGGTCAGTTTGGGGCCCTCGAGCTCGCGAATCATTTTCGCCCTGCCGGTGAGAGGTCTTTTGTCGCGAGCCATCCCAGGAACAGCGAAAAGACGATCCCCCGCGTAGACGGGCTCTTTGCCTGTGGCCATTATTGACGGCAGCCCCGTGTGTGTAGCAATCCATCCCGTAATAGGCATTATTATATGCTTTCCGTCATAATGGTTTATCGGTTCATTCGGTCATAGTCTACTATGGCCGACGTCGCCTCTACCTGCATACGGCCGACAAGATCGTTGTCCACGTCTCGAATTTCGAGCACGTCAGGGCCGAGCGCACGATTCTCCAAAAGACTGATCAGCTTATCCATTTTCTCCCACTGGGCTGACGTAAAAACAGGCTCCGGACGGCCGGTTTTATTCTCGATTGTTGAGAGGCCGGGCTGCAAGAATCCGCCATTGTCGTAGCGGAGATTCCCCGCGGACGGGCCACCATAGATCGGGACCTCACGTACCGGGATACCGAAAGTTGGCGCCTCGACCATCATCCCGTTACCGGAGGCGATAGCAACGTGGTGGGCCGGGTAACCCCAGAACAAGAGCGTACCGGGAACCATGGGATTACCGGGGGATGACATTGCCTGATATCCCGCCGCCGTGAGACGCGGCACATGAATACCCATCGCATTAAGCGCCCAATAAACAAGACCAGAACAGTCGAGACCACCGCCCGGGGAAACACCGCCCCAAACATACGGGGTACCGATAGCCCGACGCGCCGTATTCACAAGGTCGCCCGCAGCAGCACCAATAGCACCAATTCCGCCACCGAACCCGCTGACCACGGGCATGTGATCTTTAATCCAATCGCCAAGCGCGTCAATGGTTTTGTCCACGCCAGCTTTTCCGGCGTCGAAGAATGGTTTTGCGCCGTCGCCGCCCCATGAATCGAGGAGTTTGTGAACCGGAGCTTTGATGACAGTCTCAACGGCTCCGATCGGGTCGGAGAATATTGAGGATACTGCGTCGGCTGCGCCGGTGATCCAATTAAGGGCAGCGGACGCGCCCTTTTCTACCGTTGATTTGACAGGGTCCCAAATACCGCCGGGAGCGAATGCGGCATAGCCGGCGTCGCCGCCAGGGATCCTGTCTCCGTGTGCGGCGGCGCGATTCATAGCATTCACCATTGCAGGGCCGCCGATAGCTTTCACCCATTCTGGCCGCATGATCGCTTCTCCGCCGGAAAGTGCGAGCCGGCCGCCACCATCGGGTGATACGAAATGGTAAATGTCGCGGCCCGGCGAGTATCCGGGCAGAACACCACCTGACGCGTACCCGCCAATCGTAGGAGCCTCAGGAAGACGAAGATCAAGGGAAAGCTTCTCCATCATCCCGTTAACGAGCTTCCGCAACCCGTTATTGTAGACTGTGCCGATAACGAAGTTAACGGGCTTGGCGGCGGCTTCCTTAACCTTGTCCCACGCCGTCCTAACACCATCTTTCATAATGTTAGCGGCGGCCACGACCCTGTCCCAGGCACTTGTAATTGCGGGGACGAGTGTGTTAGCAATCCAATCTTTAACGATTTGGATTTCGCCTTTCAGAATGTTCCACGCGGAGACGACCATGTTTTTCAGCCAGCTGGTCCACGAAACAACGGTGTTCCAGGCGGCGCTGATCGTGGTGGCTGCGCCTTGAATTACGGCGACTCCCATAGTGACAGCAGCAATGATGGACGCGAATACGAACGCAATGATCCCGCCCAGAATTTTCGCACCCGTAGAGATTATCTCCCAGGCCACACTAATAACAGGTGCAGCATAGGTTTGAATCCAATTCACCACAGGCTGCATAACGGCCCAAATACCATTCCATGTCGCCGACAGGGAGCCCCACATAATAGACGCCGTGTCTTTAATAGCGTTAAAGGCTCCAACGACCCACGGCCATGCAATATTGTAGATCCAGTCGACGACGGGCTGAATGGTGGCCCAAATGCCGTTCCATGCCGCTGATATGGTGCCCCAAAGAGCGGAGGCGGTGTCTTTGATTGTGTTGAATGTGTCGACCACCCAGGGCCATGCCGTGTAGTAGATCCATTCAACTACCGGCTGCATTGCCGCCTGAATTGAAATCCACGCGGCCTGAACCGTACCCCAAAGCGAGGACGCCGCATCCTTGATTGTGTTGAATGTGTCGACCACCCACGGCCACGCCGTATAGTAAATCCATTCAACTACCGGCTGCATTGCCGCCTGAATCGCAGCCCATGCGACCTGAATATTAGACCACATGTTAGCGGCCGTATCCTTAATCGCATTAAACGCACCTACAACCCACGGCCAAACCGTGTTATAAATCCAATCCGCAACGGGCTGAATAGCGGTCTGAATAGCGGTCCAAGCAATCTGAATATCGGCCCACATCATACTGGCAGTATCTTTAATCGCATTGAAAGCGCCAACCACCATGGGCCAAATATCATTGTAGATTTGTGTAGCGACGGGCATGATTGCCGCCCAAATAGCGTCCCACGCCCACTGAATCGTGGACCAGAGCGCACTCACACCCCAGCTAATGGCATCCCACGCCGTGGTGAGGTACAGGGCAGCGACGTTGACAATCCAATCAACGACGGGCCGGATTATGTCGCTGATCCCCTGCCAGGCTGCGACCATACCATTCCAGACGATCATTGCGCCCGCAGAAATACCATCCCAAGCGGCCTGCAGGTTGGGCCACGCGGTATTCACGATCCAATCGACGACGGCTTGAATGACGGGCTGCATTCCCTGCCACACGCCGACAATGCCGTTCCATACCCATTGGGCGCCGGCGACGATTCCATCCCATGCCGCCTGAAGTGCAGGCCATGCGGTGCCGACAATCCAATCAATGACCGCCTGAATGACAGGTTGCATTCCCTGCCATACGGATACCATGACACCCCACATCCACTGAGCGCCTGCCACAATTCCGTCCCAGGCGACTTGCATGAGAGGCCATACGTTAGCGGCGAACCAATCGGCCACGGCCCCGGCCGCCGTTTTGATTGCTTCCCAACAAGAAATTACAACATTCCGGAATGTTTCGGAATTCTGCCATGCCACAATAATTGCCGCAACCAATGCTGCGATAGCGATCACAACAAGGCCGATTGGGTTAGCGTCCATAGCGGCGTTGAATGCCCACTGCGCCGCTGTCGAGGCGATTGTTGCAGTTTTGTGGAGGACCATCATTGCTGTGGCTCTGCCCCAAGCAACCGCCTGCATTGTGATCTGCGTCGTTGCTCGCGCGATATTTGACAGGAATTCACCGGCGTACATGAGGTTGAGCTGCGCGGTCTCGACCACGTCTTTGACTTTCGCCACGGTCATCGCGTTAATGGCCGTGGTGACACGCCCGGCGACACCGGCTACGCCTTCCATGTCATTCAACCATTGCTGCATTGAAGACATGACCATGACGGCTTTCCATGCCGTAAACGCGGCCGCAATACTGTAAACCGCCACTTTACTGTTGAGAATAGCGACGGTGAGATTCTCCATGAATTGGATGAGGCTGCTGTTCGCGATGGTGCTGAGAGCGGTAGCGATACCGGGGACGAGTGTCCCGACAATGAATTTGCCGAGCTCGACGAAACTGTTGCGTACGTTAGTGATGTATGAGATGATTCCGGAGTCTTTGTCGAATCCGAAAATTGTGCCCGTGAAATCACCGGACATGAGCAGATCTTTAAGATTCTTCAATGACGGGACGAGTGTTTTGTTGATCCATTCCCCCGCGGCGGCGGCAGCATCGCGCATGCGGAAAAGAAAGTCAACGAAGCTTGAGTCTTCCTCGAATGAGAAGATCGGGCCGGTGAAATCACCCTTGCGGATAACGTTGAAAGCATTCGTGATGCTGGGGATGAATGAATTGCTGACCCAGTTGAATACTTTTTCGAACCCTTTGCTCATGGCGTCAAGGGATGCGGTGATCCATGGTAGTGCTTTTTCGGCGATTTCCTGCGCCCCGGTCACAAGGGTGGCTTTGAAATTCCCCCAAGCGCCCTCCAGGGTTTTGGTGGATGTAGCGGCCTCAATGGCCACGTCCTCCATACCGAGGTCGAGGATTGCTTGGTTGAATTCCTCGGCAGTGATCTCACCCTTTTCCATGGCTTCCCGGAAATTGCCGGTGTAGGCGCCATTCTTTTTCATGGCTTCCTGCAATTTACCGGATGCGCCGGGAATTGCGTCGGAGAGCTGGTTCCAGTTCTCGGTGGTGAGTTTTCCGGCGCCCGCGGTCTGCGTCATGACGAGGCCGACCGTTTTGAATGTCTGCGCGTTTCCGCCTGCAACGGCGTTCAGGTTACCGGCGGCCTCGGCGAGCTTATCGTAGCCCTTTACGCCGTTGGATGCGAGCTGCGCGGTGATTGATTGAATGTCGTCGAGCTCGTAAATTGTGCGGTCTGCGTAGGAGCGTGTGCTTTTTGTGAGCGCGTTGATTTCGTCTGCGCTTTTACCGGCGAATGCGAGCGTTTGTTTGAATTTGATTGTGGCGTCGGCCGCGTTGAATGCTTCTTTTGCGACGCCGCCGAACGCGACTGCAATGCCGCCGATTGCGAGTCCTCCGAGCGCGGCACCGGCGATTTTCGCTACCGATTTGAACGCGCCACCAAGCCCGGATGTGATCTTTCTCTCGGCCGGGCCGGTGTCGACGTTGCCGATTTCGCTATTGATATTTCGGGCAAGGCCTCGCACGGACGGGCTGATCTGAATCCATGCGGTCCCGAGATCATATCCGGCCATTGATACCTCTCCGAAATCATGTGTAGCGAAAATGGTTCACGCCAAGCAAACAATTTTTCGTGTTTGTCTTGGCGTGAACCATTTTACACTATCCGATAGAAACGCGGCTCATTTGCCGTATCGGGCAAGCCATTTCTCACCCTTGGCCTTCTGCGCCTTAGCGTGCTTGCTTGACACCTTGGGGTTACCTGTTTCCCGGTATCCTTCGGCTGGCGGTTTCGGCGCCTCAGGCCACTTATCTTTCTTGACACCATTGACGGCGAGTAGCGTGGTCTGAATATTGTGTGCTGACATTATTGTGGCAGCTACCTCGTCGGACCAGTATCTGTCTCCGCCTCGCGCCCTGTCGAATGTCGACCCTGGCGGGAGTCCGCCGATGAGTGCCATTACCCGCCGCGGGGTTATTTCGCCTCGATATAGATCGAGAAGATCGGTATTGTAGTACCGTTGCAGGTCGGCTTCTATCTCCCACCCATACTCGCGGAGTAGAGGTGGAAGAATTGTCAGTTTCCCGCGCCCACCTCGGACACGATTGACTGCATAAAGTCGGTCACCGCGTCAATCGGGACGCGCCCGTTCTCGTCCTCCAGAGCAGAGTAGACCTCGTCTTTGTGGTCGCCTACAATGAGGCGGAAAAGCGGGAACGGATTACCTGCGTCGAGGGCCTCGAATGCGCGGAAGTCCTCCAATGCCTCCGGAGGAATATCGAACTCGATCCCCTCGTAGTCCACGTGAATCGGGTCGCGAGTGGCCTCGGCCTTGGCGAGCCTGTCAGCCGGGACCTTGGCGCCAGCGGCCTTTGCCTTGCTCTTCATATCCTTGTCAGACATAATGGGTTGTCCTCAAAATTTGTTTCATAAGTGGGTGGGTTGTGTTTGTTTTGGATCTTCCCCGCTATTCCGCGACAACCCATCCGAAACACGAAATAGCGGGGAAGAATCATTTGTCAGGCCGGGAGCAGGGCCTTGTGGTCGGAGTAGATAATGTAGTCGCCCAGCACGGAGAGGTTGTACTCGTAGCCGGTGATCTCAGCCTGCTGGAAAGTGATCTCGCCGCGCTCACCGAGCTCCAGACGCGGGAAAACGATACGAATCTGCGCGCCCACGCCAGACACGTCGAAGAAATCGGCGACACCGCAGAGAAGCTTGACCTTACGAGATGACTTGGCGGTGATCTTCACGCCCTTGACGGCGCCCCCTTCCTCTACCTTCTCACTGGTGGCGTCAAGATACCAAGAGAGCGGGGCGAGCATGGTCTCCAGGAGAGTGGCGCTGAAAGTTGTCTCCGACGAGTCGAGGAATGTCTTGACAACGCCGTGACCTTGGTGTCCCTTGATCTTGGTAACAGAGTCGTCGGAGGTCAGCTTGAATCCGTCCTCGCTAATCCACCCAACGTTGGTGAGACCAGTCACACCAGAGAGATCCTGGGTAAGTGACGTGACCTTCTCGCCGAACTTTTCGACGTAGTCGCCCAGCCAGAGCGCGTCATTGTCAGACGAGAAAATGAGTGCATTGTCAGCGTTAACAGCCATTATTTGTTCACCTATGTGCTGTAATTGTTAATGTTGCAGTCGCCCTCGCCTGAGACGTGTCCGGATCGGGCATTTCTATCGGATAGGATGATTGTACCATCACTATACCATCCTGGTAGTTGGGCATAGTGTGCGCCACATTCACGGCCTCGCACGCAATTTTCATTGCCTCACCCGACGACTGCGCATAAGCGTCAATCGTCTCCAGAGCGGTGCAGAGCGCTTTCTGTGTGACACCGGTGCCGCCAGTGGAGAGGACTCGAATAAACGAAGTAGGACGGTCCGGACTTTCAGGGCGGCGAGCCACGATCGGCACACTCATGTGTGCGGACAGGAAGTCCATGAGCCGTTTCTTGATATCCGGCACCGTTGGGGCACGATCGTATGTTGGGCTCATTTCCCGCCACCCATTGTGAGGCCGATCGCACGCTCCAACGTGTGCTCCCTCATCTGTCTGCGCATTGCAGCAATGGTGCGCGCCCTAACATATCCACGGGTACGATTTCCGTGCGTCGTCTCACCCTCGAACCCGCGCCCGGCGGCGTTGGCTACACGCCCTGTCTCTAATGCCACGGTCCGGGCTACGTCTGGGCCACGCAGAAGATCGGCGACACCGTCCCTGTTGAGCTGAAATTTTACTTTCGACATTTATTCGCCCACCTTGTCTTCGTTGGCGCGAATCTGCACAACCATCCCCTTGGGGTACGGGGAAGGGCGGCCCTCGACACGGTATTCTATGCCGTCTACAATGAGATGATCTTCGGCGGTCACGTCGATTGTGGTGTTCCGCCAGTAAAGGGCGGCTGGCACGGTGACGGGCATTGCCCCAGCACTGATCGGCTCAGTAGACGTGGCCGGCGCAAACACCGCGGGAGGCAAAGAAACGTTCTCCCACTGCCCCGGCACGGGATTGCCGTATTGGTCTTTCGACGCCGGGCCTCGCCTACGCCGCATGACAGGCACGTATCCTGAAAGCATCACGGTTCCTGCCCGCTGATCGCGTTAATGTCTTCGATCAGTCGATCCGTAGCGGACCGCATATCATAATCTTGCAGGAGGTCTACTTCGAAAGCGCCTCCGGAGCCTCCTAAGGCGTCTTTTTCCTCGCGTTTCAGGTAGAGGCCGCCTTCGGGGTTCTGATACGTGAACTGGTCGCTGAACGGGCCGGTCGTGTGCGATTCTGATGCGATAATTCCGTGCGGTTCGGAGTAGATTCCGCCGCCACTGTCTGTGACGCCGCCGATAGCATCTCCGCCCTGCATTGCGCGGCGCACTACAGCGCACGCCACTCGCTTTCGCGTGCGAGGCGTAGCGGACTCCCAGCGGGGGCATTTCGACACGATAAGATCGGTTGCGTCGGCGAGGAGTACGTCGGCGCGAATACGCTCATTGTCCGAGAGTGCCCGCCACCGCGCTTCCAGGTCTTCGACCGTAGCGAACGGGATAATGTCATCGGGGATCACTTTGCCGTCTTTCTTGGGCGGCCTCGTCCCCGACGGGGGGCAGGTGTTGGCGGGGCAGTGCGAGAGGGGGAGGAGGAGGTGGGCTCGTCTGCCCCGCCGGCGTCATCATTCCCGGGGGTGATTTCGTCGTATTCGTCTCCGAGCGCCACATTGTGGTCGTCTGCGAGATGAATCACAATGTCGTGATCTCGATGCTTGTAGTGTCGCATTTCCGAAATCGCCCCTGGGAAAAACTTTGTTTTGGATGGGTTGTGTTTTGTTTCTTTACGGCGATTTTATCAGGCGCCGGCCTTGGTCTTAATCGTCGCGAACTTGTCCGGGAAAACATACCAAGCGTACAGGATCTCGAGACGAAGAGCAATCTGATTGCGACGCTTCAGGTCGCCCTGGCCGTCCGGGTCGCCGAAACGGATGATCTCGAGCGGCAGGGACCGCTGAATTCCCCACCGAATACCGTCGACAAAATCACCGACAATGCCCTCGACATTGGTGGCTGCGGTCGCCTCGGGCTTGCCGGCAACCGTGTTTCCAGCGGCAGCGGGAAGCCCCATGAAGTTGTCAATGTCGACGCCGAGGCCGATCTGCGGGTAGCGCGGCGTGCCGGAGGGCGACCCGTCGGCATTCTTGGTCTGGAGGCTGCCGAGCGCCCAAACGGCGGACGGGGCCAAGGCGAGGCCGGTCGGCGTAATCGGCGCGGCATTGTCGTTAATGAGCAGACCGGCGGCCTGGCGGATCACCTGGTCCATCTCCGCAGTGCCGACCTCAACATTCTTGGTGGTGGAGGTCAGGTAATTGGTCCACGCGTCAATAACAGCACCGGTCAGCGGGTTAACCCTGTGGTAAAGGCCGAGGTCGAGGGCGCGGGAAAGCGCCTCGCTGCCCTTCTGCGCGAGCTGGTTGAGGACGTCCAGCTGATAGTCCTCGTCGGCCCACTGGACCTCTTCGTTGAATCGCATGGTAACCTGGGCCTTGTGCGGCTTAGCGGTCACATAACCGAATTCACCAGACGTGGGCGCTTTTTCGGCGCCCTCGTCAACGAACTCGGCGCGCGGGAAATTATCGAATGTGATAATGTCCACGTCACCGAAAGTCATGGGGATTCCGCCGTTGAGCTTGGCGACGGTGGAGAGGGTCTGGGTGCGAGTAATGATCCCGTCGGCGATCTGCCGAGGCATGAGGACCTTCGCCTTGCCTGAATCAAACACGGCCATTTTAGTTGGTTTCCGTTTCTTTCTAGTGTTTTACTTTTTAGAATAGCGGCTGGGTTATTTCAGTCGCCGGCGAAAACGTTCCGAGCGAATTCTGCAAGATTGCCGCCGTCATTGTTGGGCGTGGCTCCAGCCTGTGGAACTACGGGGGCCACGGACGGCTTAGCGTCGTGCAGCGCCTTGGCGATTGCGGCAGCATGAGCGTTGATTTCATCCTCGGTTGTCCCTCGGATCAAATCGGCGCTAATGCCATGCTCTGCGGCAGCGTTGGCGGACCATTCACGGACCTTGGCGGCGGTTTCGAAGTCTGCCACCTTTGCTTTTAGGGCTTCGATTGTGGCGTCTTTGTCGCCGATTGCCTTGGCAAGTTCATCTCGTTCGCTGGCGGCGCGCCGGTTCTCTTTGGCGCGATTCTCCCACTTCCGGGACTCGCTCTTCCAGTCGATTTCAGACTTACTAGCAGCGGCGTTGTCACCGTTCGTGGGGGCGCTGTCGTCGTTAGTGGTGCTGTTGCCAGCCGGCGTGTCGCTTGCGGCGTTGTCGCTCATTGGGCGTTTCCTATATTTTGACCGTGCGGTTATTGTGATATTTTCAGGCAACTATTTTGGGCTTTGCAGCTTTTCGTTTAGCGGCCTTTGTTTATGCATTGTAGCACAATCATTCGATCGGCCTAGTGCGCCATTCTGCAAGCTCTTCCTGGTGTGTGTCTATCCACGATGAGACGAGCTCACGATGACGTTCGCGACCTTTCCCGGTTTTGTGTCTCGCTGCGAGCACGTATGCTTTCGCTGGCACTTCCCGTGAGGTCGGGTCCCAGGCGGGGACCGCGACACATTTGCAATTATCGTGCGCCCCAAAAGACGCTGTCCCTTGTGATCGGTAGTAGCATTCATTCATTGTGAGCATGACGCAGAAATTGCAGGCTTGTGGGTTACGTGTTCGTCTTTCCCATCCCATGGCTTCCGGGTCGGCCCATGTCATGTCTGCGATTTGTGCTCTGGCGCCGTCGCTGACGTATCGGATGAGCGCCCCGGTCAAATAGGATAGGGCGATGTCGGGGTTTCCGGCGTATAGTGCGCCCGCACCGAATCTGACACTGTCGTCTATTTCACCCTGTGGCGTGAGTGACGTTTGTACCGTGGGGGCATCGCCGGGAATGTCCTGGTCTAGGCGCATGTCACGGTACCATTCGTCGGCTATTGCGGCGGCCGCACTACCGTATTGGTCTACGAGGGCGGGCATGATTTCGAGTAGAAGGTCGCGGGCGTCCTGGGGCCTTTGTCGCGCGGCGTGCGACCATAGTGTGTGTAGATCGTTTTGGGCGAGTGTGGTGAGCGAGTCTATTGCTCGCCCGTATGCTCCGATTTCTGCAGTTGACAGCATAATGGTATTAGTTTATTGGTGTTTTGGTGCCGCCGGGCAGTTTAATGTTGCGCTTAACCTGGTTTCTTGTATTGGGCGCGTTATTGAGGTTCAGGTTGCTACCATTGCCGCCACTATTATCGGCAGCATTATTGGTATTGTCGCCATTGTTGTCGCCGTTACCGTTGGCTGCGTCACCATTATCGCCGTTCTCGCCATTCTCGTCCACAGTATTCTCGTTGTTCGTGGCGGCGAGAGCGCGATCAAGCAACGACACCGCATTCTTCTTACGATTTTCGGCGTTAATGTCTGCGAGATCGTCCTCGGTGAGTCCGGCACGCCGCATGAGAGTCTGCGACTCCTGCAGTGACGGGAAAGCGGACACCATTTTGACAGCGAAATCAGCGGCAGACGAGGGCGAGGAATAGCGGGCGGGGGTCCACTTCACAGAGGTCTTCCACGACTCCTGCGGTGGCTCGTCAAGCTTGTCTCTGACCATAATAATGTTCTGCAGTGTGCGTCGCAATGGTGCGGTGAAAATGCGCCACTGGTACTCGGCTTCGTCCGCGAGTGCCGCCTCAGCCGCTTGCATCGCCTCGGCCGAGGCGGGGTTCTCCGCGAATACTCCGATCGCAGACTGAGGCAGGTTCGTGGCTGCGCACAAATTCTGTGCCAGCTGCCGGTACATTTCCAGGTGAGGGCTCATTGTCATTTGTGAGAATTGCCCAACCGACGGTATGTCGCCGTTCTCGTTCGGTTCCAATACTTGGACGCGGGCCATGATTGCGGACCATCTGTCTTGGCCGGCGAAATCTGCTCTTTCCGCACCGAGCACGTAGCGCTGCGGTGAGGAGAAGAATTCGGCGGACGTTTCTGTGCGGACCATTGTCCTCACAGCCGCGTCTGTGAGGTATCTTACTTCGCGGGTGATTCGTGAGTGTCCCAGAGGGCGGTTGAGTTGCGGGTCGTAGCAGAGTGCTTCGACGAAAATGCGGTTGGGTGTGTCTCCGAGTTTTTCGGCCTTCCATCCTCCGCCGTTTTCTTTGGCGTCGATTCGCCAAATGGCGGTGGGGGTGTGCATGATGGTGCCTGTCGGCTGTCCGTATTTGTCGGTCTGATCAATTGTGAGGGCGGCTTCGATTATGCGGCGTCTAGTGTCCCAGAGTGCTGCGGACCATTCTGCGTCACGGGCCTGCACGACGACAGGAGGCTCACCAATGCTCTTATCCCCACGCGTCACGGTGAGCAGCGAGAAAGAATGCTTATAGGCGGACGTTATTGCCTGCGCGAGATCTAGGTCGTAGTTGTTGGCGGAGAGTATTTCGTTGGCTTCGAAAGCGTCGGGTGCCCCGTTCAGGGAGTAGCCTTCGAATACATGCCTGCGGGCGAGCATGGTGACGACTTTCTGAGGCCACCCAAGTGCCGCCTTGGTGTGCGTCATTTGCGGCGGAATACTGATACCGAGGTCCTGGAAAGCGCGGTGGCCGTCATAGTAGACGGAGAGCAGCTTATTCTTGTTCGAGTGCTGCTGCCATTTCTGCCACAGTTGCAGGAATGTTACTTTGTCGTCGTCGGGGAGTCCGGAAATGCGGGTCGGTGCCGGCGTAGCATTAACGAGTCGCCCGTCGTCAGGATAAATTTCAGTCATAGGAACAATACTCCGCCGCCACGATCATTTCTACTATTGGCGTTCTCGATTTTATCATAAGGCCTGTAGCGTGGCCGTCTTTTTGTTGTGCGTGCGGCCCACATTGCTAGTGTGCATGCTTCTAGGCCGGCTACGGTGGCGCCTGGCGGGGCTTGTAGTGCCCATCCTCCGGACGTTCCGATCGGGCGCGGCGTCGCAGACGCGGCTTCAGTCCGCAGTTGCATGTCGTCTAGGTGTGTGATCGTGTTTTCGCGTAGTGAGGCGTCTAGCATGCTGTAGGCGTCTATGATTTGTGTGATTGTGGGTGTGATGATGACTTGTGGGCGTACTCCGATGGCTCTCAGTCTTTCGATTGTGTCGCCGGCACCGTATTTTCCGTCTACGATGATTTGTGCCCACCTGTCTTTGGTGTCTGCAATGTAGTCGATAATCCATTGCGTGCCTTCACTCATGCGGCGGACGCCTTGGTGTGTGCATAGTTCGACGTGTGTGGGCGTGTTGGCTTTGTGTCCTGCTCTGGCTAGGGCGCAGGTTGATCCGTCGGGTGCGAATCGGATTGCGGCGCACCATCGCATTCCAGATGGTGTGTTTTCTGGCCGTATTGTGGTGGTATTCCAGGCGACAGGGTCTATTGCGAGCGTGTCGTTGGCGCGGTCCCATATTCCGAGGCCTTCACGTCGAAATGATTCTTCCCCGAGCTGCCGTCGCATTCTTAGAATGGCGGATTCGGGTGTGCGGCGAGGGTATGATGGGTTTGCTTTTTCCCATTGTTTTCTGTCGTCGCTGTTAGCGTCGTAGTCGGCGGCCAGTTCGAGGTAGAGGCCGTCTTTTATTTCGCCTTGCAGGGCGAGGTTGCGGAATTCGCTGAATGCTTCGGATGGGTCTTTTGGTTTTGGTGGTGTTCCGATTTTGATGATGAGCGGGTCTGGGGCGGTGTTTGTGGCGGGGATCATGTCGTCTAGTGCGGCTGCGCCGAGGATCTGGGCTTCGTCGAAGAGGATCATGTCTACGCCGTGGAATCCTCGTCCGAATCCGCCTTCACGGGCTCCGAAGAGGATTCGTGATCCGTTGTTGAAGAGGATGGCTTGTTGTCCGTTTGCTTGTCGTATTTTGTTTATGTATGGGGCGATGTTGGGTATTTGTGCCATTCCTTTCATGTCGTTGAATGTTTCGTCTGCTGTGCGTGTTCTGTGTGCTGTCCAGAGTACGAAGTAGTTTGGGTGGAGGGTGGCGAGTGCGAATGTGAGGCCGCCGATTGTGTATGTTTTGCCGACCTGTCTAGGGATGCTGGCTTGGATTCCGTCGATGCTGGCGGCGTAGTGGCCGTCGTTTCGTTTTGCGAGGATTGCTTTGAGCCAGTCTTGTTGCCATGTGTCGAGGGGGTATTGCATTTCTTGGAGGCGGCGTTGGACTGGTGGCCAGGCGGTGTGTGTGATGTTTTCTGGGAGGGTGAGGTGGGCTGCGATTTCGCTTAGGTGTTTTTCGCTCATTTTAGATGCCGTCCCAGGTTTGTGTTTCGTTTTGAATGTTGGTGGTGTGTGTGGTGGTGTTTTCGTTTTGTGTGGTGGCGAGTTGGTCTGTGATTTGTATGAGTTGTGCGGTGAGTTTTGTGAGTGCTGTGTCGCCTGTTCTTGGGTCGTCTATGACGGTGGCGATTTTGTGTGCGAGTGCTTTGCGGATGAGGGTTGGGTTGTTTGTGTTTGTGGCGTCTGTGATGGCTGTGGGGGAGTTGGGTTCGTATACGGTGATTGTGGTGTTTGTGTGGGTTGTCATACCCTTTATTATATGCTGTGATGCTTGTCATGTTTCTGCGGGGTTTTCCACAGGGTTTTCCACAGGCTGTCTGAGTTATCCACAGGGTTTTCCACAGGTTTGGGAGTTTTCCACATGATGACGGTCACATTGTGATGTGGGTTACTGGAGTTATCCACAGGGTTTTCCACAAGCAGGGAGGGATGGGCAGACCTTCGGGGTGTTCGCGGCCGGATGGGGGAGGGGGGGGGGCCCCCATCACATAAATTGTGTGGTGTGAGTCTCGTTTGTTGTGTTCCCTGTGTTGTTTGTGTGATGTGGGTCCCATGTTTAAGGGATCCCTTACTGTGTTGGGGCCCCCTTTGCGTTCGTCTTGAAAAGTTGCCATGGTTTTTTTGAACGCCATTGTTGGTTCGTGCCTTTGAATGTTTTTGCGTGTTTTTGTAACATTTCTTTTGTTTTTATGTTTTTTTGTGCGTTTGTGCGTTGTGTGTTGCGTGTTGCCTTGTGGTATGCGTTGGCACCATGCATGGTGCATGGTATTGGTATGCATGTCATGCATCACATCATCGTCACATGTTCGTCGTTGTGTTGATCATGTTCATCGTTGATCATCGTTGATCATCATCATGTTCATCATTCATTGTTCGTTGATCAATCATTGAACGATGATTGATCATGTTGATCATGATCGTTCGCTGGTTGTGTGAACGTGAACAGTGTGGGAGGATGACAAGTGGATGGTGTCCGTCCTCTGCTGTGTGCTGCTGTGGAATGGCGGTGGTGTGTGTTGGTGCTGGTCTGCCCACCCCGGTGTGTGGCCCGTGCCCACACCATCCCGCTGCAGTACTCATCAGTACTGCGGTCGTGTCGTGTACTGTTCGTTGCCTGGTGTGTGGCGTGGTGTGTGGTGTGTGTCTGTCTGTGGTGTTTGTGTGTTGGGGTATCCTCTGTCCGCCCTCCCCTCACAGTGTGGTGGGTGGGGGCATTGTGGATGGTGGGGTGGCATGGTAGGTGAAGGGCGGGTGTTGTGATGCTGGCCTCCCGTCTGCGTGTTGGCGTCCCCCTTGCCGTTCGCCCTGCGACCGTATTGAAGAGCGGGGTGGTGTGTGTTGTGGTGTCCCCGTGTTCGTGTTGGGCCTCTCCTCTTGCATTGTTCCCGTTCGTTGTTTTGCTTCCCCTTGTTTGTTGTGGGTGGGGAAGTGCGGTGTGTGTGGTGGGACTGTGTTCTGTCTTGTCTTGTCCTGTCTTGCTCTTCTGTCTTTGTGTTCGCTGTTACGGCATTGTTGGTTTAGGGTGGTGTGTTTGTGACAGGGTTGTGTCATTGTGGGGTGGCGGTGATGGTTTGTGTGGTGGTGCGTGTTGTGTCACGTCATATCGTGTTGCATTGTTGACTGTGGAATGGCGGGGTGTGTGAGTGTGCGGCTCTTGTTGTTTGTTTTGTCTTCTCTGTCTTCTTTCTCTTCTTCTTTGTGTTGGTGTTCGGGGTAGTGCGCGCGCAGCTTTGCGAGCACGCACGTTATCCCCGAACACCATTGTGTTCTCTCTTCTTCTTGTTTGTTTTCTCGTTTCTTTCTTTGTTCCTCCGCTTTTCTTTTGTTGTTGTGGAATGGCGGTGGGGGATTTACCATGTGTCAGAGTGTTCGGTGGGCATGACGGCGATGGGTAGTCTGTCTCGTTCGTCTTTGTTTTTCTGGTAGTGGCGTGCTCTCCCTTTTCCTCCTCGTCCGTTGCCGCGTCTGCTGTTGCATTTGGCGCAGAGGACTCGTCCGTTGTCTGGGTGATTGGTTCCGCCTAGTGATGCTGGGATTATGTGGTCTGCTTCGGCGCTGTTGGGTTTGCGTTGTCCGTTGTTGTTGTATTGGAGTTTGGTTCCGCATGCTGGGCAGTGTGTGATGCCCATGGCTTGTGCTCTGGCGAGTACTTGTTTTCTGAATTGTTTGTGTTCGCGTGTGCTTGTTCTGCTCACTGTTGTTTTCTTTTTGTTTGTGTTTGTGTTGGGTGGTGGCGCGTCGCAGCGTCAGCGAGACGAGCGCCTCCACCGTCTAACATTACTCTCTCTTTTCTTTTCTTTTCGCTTTTCTGTTTTTTCTTTTTTTGTTTTGGGATGGTGTGTGTTGTGTAGTGCGCGCGCAGCTTTGCGAGCACGCACGTAACACAACACACACCATTGTGTCTTTGTGTGTGTCTATCTAGTGGTGTGTGTGTTGTGCACCACCACAACACAGTATTGTTACCCCTGCCACACACTGTTCGTTGTTAACGATCTCCATGTTCACCATTGAACATTAATTACGTTATAACACGTGTTTCCTAATTAGACACTGTCTAGTTATGTTAGACAGTGTCTAATTCTAGTACTCTTTTAAGAGTATAGGTTGGGCCCAACACAGTGGCGAGCTCTTCGAAAACACCCGGCGGCGCTGACGCTCGCTTGCGTCGCTAGGGCTCCTCAGCGGCTGCGCCGCCGATCGTCTTCGACGATTCGTCTACTCGAGTGTAGCATACGGGACCAAAGTCACCACAACAAACACTGCCAACAAACAATCGCAAACGGGGACTATTTGTTGCAATCGCGCGAAAACATATCGCCACAACTCTTGCTGAAACCGCAGAAAGTGTGACGACATGCACCAATATTGTAGTAACACAAAAGGGCGTTTTGTCTCTAAAAAAGCCAGTTGCCAGCAAACAACCCACATGCGTAGAAAGTGAACGGAAGGTAAACAAAGCAAACGGAAGGTTAACGGAAACTGTGAAAGACCAGCACTGTGGTGGGGCGGCACCATGCACCATCACACACCGCCCTTCCACAGCAGACGCACTGAGGCCCCACCCTCGTCGTTGAAGGTGGGGCCTCGTCGTCCTCAGACCGGTCGGGTCAGTAAGGCCAGGAGAAGCGGTACAGCAGAGCACGCGAGCCAGTGTCCATCCCCTCATCCTCGACGGAGACGAGGGTGACCTCGAGGATAGCGTGGGCGAGATAGGCGTCCGTGGCGAGGTGGGCGAGACGAGACCAAACGTTTGTGTCATCCATCGCGTACTCGTAGGCATCATCCCACTCATTGGGCACGTCCAGCGGCTCGATCGAGTCGACACCGCAGTCGTCGGAGACCTTGTAGAGGGTCCAGGGCTCACCAGTGCGGGGAGCGCGGATCCGGTAGACGGCTCCGAACTCGATAGTCTCGAGGGCCGGGTCCTCGCTGCGGTAGATGGTGGCGCTCATTTCCTCTTTCCTCCCTGGTCGGTTGGGTTGTTCCGTTGATATAAGAATGCCCCCTGGGTCTTGGCTAACACAAGACCCAGGGGGAGTGTTCTCTGTCGTATTGTGTAGTTGTTCCGCGACAACGGCTCAGCCGGCCAGCTCGGTCAGCTCGGCCATGAAGGCTTCATCGTCCTCGGCATGGTTGATCAGCTGCCGCAGCGCGACGCCGATCCGGCTTGCCGCCTCCACCCCCTCGAAGTTCCTGATGTCGTTCGTGGACTCGGCGGCGAAGTCGCGCACCAGCTGGAAACCCTCGTCGGGGTAGAGGTCGAACATGAAGAGTCGCAGCATCGCACGCAGGTACTGGTCAGCGGCCTCCTCATTGTCTTCGACGTAGCGGAGCGTGAGGGCCATCATGGTCTCGGGCTCGAGGGTGGGTGAGATGTGCGGGGCAGTTGAGGTATCCATGCCCACAGTATGACGCAGATGGGGTGGCAGCGCAAGCCACAGCGCAGAAGCCATCCAAGAGACGTAGCTCACACACATTGAGGGTTGACAGCACCCCCTCCGCCTTTCTATAGTAGACACACCACCGAAGGTTGGTGCACGAAGAAAGAGAGGGTACGCACAAATGAGCAACACACTAGATAAGGGAATGCTTATCCGACACATGGACGTGCGCAGAGCTACGAAGCCGTCGGACGACACCCCGTCTCAGTTCGCAATTATGATCGAGCACATGGATGGTACGAACTACATGGTGAGCGTTGCTGACAAAAAAGAGACGCCTGAATATTTGACGGAACTGCTCGCCACTGTCGCACGCGGCGCTAACCTGATGATCCGTGCCCTCGACATTCTTCGTGCTATCGGATATGTGGATGTGCACCCTGTCGCACTATTGGGCAGGGAAATCGTTTTCGGTTTGAACCGCGTCTCGCTTGAGCTCGAGGTTATTGAGCACAGTGATGGCAATGTCGACTGTGGCATTAGCGTTGCTGGCGTGAATGTGGATAATGTTGAGGAGGTTGGGAGTGTGTTGGAGGAGAACGGCATTGACGTCATCTAGGACTCGGTATGTGTGAGTTGGGGCGTCCGCTCCTCGAGGTCTGGCATCGCATCCTCCGTTTCGTGATCGTGCGGGACGGGGGGTGCGGTCATATGTACTCCCCCACCATTCGTCTTTCATGGTGTTCCGGGGTGACGGGTTGACATGTGGCGGACGTCTCACCTCAGGTGGGTGGACAGGCGGGCGTCGGCGCCCTAGAGTTAAGACCATCACGGAGAAAGAGGAGACATCATGACCATGAGGCATGTAGCGCCGAAGCACACCAACGTCACGACCCGCCGCCCTTTGAGACGGAGCAGCGAAATCATCCTCGCCGCCGTCATCTACCTGACCGCATCCTGTCTCGCTGTGGTCGGGACGCTCGGTGTCGTGACGGTTATCTGGGTCCTGTGGGGGACGCTGGGAGTACGGTAACTCCCCACAATCCTGACAACACAAACACTAGGAAGGGGAAGAGGACATCATGTTTTACGGCGCGCATTTCATCATGGACGTCACGAATTGGTCGAGGGGGTATTGGTTGGACGGCACAATGCAGATAATGGACCGGGAGGACATTCTTCTGTCCGACCGCCTTGTACCCGCCTACATGCCCGAATTTCCGGACGACCGTCGTTCCGCCAATGAGGGACTGGCTTCCATGGTCGGGGTGGCGAAGGTTTATGACCGCATTCTTACCCTGGCCGATGAGCATGGTCTCCACGTTGACGAGGATGAGTTTTCGGAATTGGTGGTGTCGTCTGGCGGGGTGACGATTGGCACCATGATGGTTGCTATGAGGCGAAGCGGCGTCGAGCTGGACGTTGACTCGTTCACCGGGGAGGGCATGTCGAAGAAACCTATTTGGGACCACTTTGTGGATGACATCACTAATGATCCTGTTGTTTTGCGTCCCCGCACCCCTGTTGAGGGCACCTACCTGTGGAGGCCGGCGAAGCCGCTCACACATTCTGCGCGGTTCCACATTTACGCGAAGCCGATGGGCGAGATGACTTTCGTTTCCGGTGAGGCCGCGTTGACCGAGGACAGCGTTGAGACTCTTAGCTGGGGAACCAATGTTGGTGTGGTCCGCACTGAGAACCTTGCGGATAGTGTGCAAGAAATGTTTGACCATCTTGTTGTGGGCGCCTCGGTCATAGAGGGCCTCGCTTCTGCGGCGAACGCTTGTGGTATCACTCTTGCGATGGCGGAAGATTCTTTGATTGTCGCCTATTTCGATGGGGGGATTATTGGGCAGATTGCTGTGAGCGTGCGTAGGGGTGGTGTCGAGCTTGCCCCTGGCGCGTTGGATTCTCCTGATCGGTCGGACGCTGTGGAGGAGGCGTGGCGTTGGTTCTGCGCTCGAATCCATGAGATTCCTGACAGTGTAATTGTCTGACACCACCGCAATTCCAGGAGAAGAGGAGAAGAGAGTCATGCCTTGGTTTGAATATGATGGCCCAGACAATGAAGGGGTGGCTGACCGGTACGTTGAGATGGGGTTTGTTCGGGAGAATATGCCGCCTGCCACGTCCTACTATCATGATGATGATGGTTTCACCGTCATGATTTGGGACACTAAGGCTGGCGTTATTGAAACGTACGTGTTTGACGATGGTAGGCCGACAGTGTGGTATTTCAGTGCGAAAGAGACGGCGGATGCTTGGTGGCGGAAAATTCTTACTGTCGGCGAGAATACTGGCGTTGCGGCCAGGTGGATTCAAAAACGCGTCAAGCAGTATGAGGTGAGGGAGGAGAGTGCCCGTCTGGCGGACGATTTCGTTCTTTGTTTGGAGGAAATGCGGGGCAGCGATAAGGGTTCGCCGATATGGGAGCGCGCTTTGTCTGACGCCAGGGATAGTTTGGCTGACTTGTGTGATTTGGCGGGCGTTCCCGCGGAGGAGGTGATTGGCTTCGACATTTAACCCCCGTGCCCTTCAACAGTAAACGGTAGTATCCATCACAATATTTGAGAAGAGAGAGCGTATTATGGCTACAGTTTTTGAGACGGTTATCGCTCGGGCGGTCCGTGAATGGAACATTGACGGGCGCTCCCACGAGTTCAACGTGCATGTGCCCGCCCGCAAGATTTACGACGGCGGCATCATCACTATTGGCAGCACCTGCTGTATCGTGGTCGCCGGTAACACGGTGAGGGCAAGGTCTATCAAGCGGAAGAGCACCGCGATTCCTCCGGAGAGTGTCGGAGAGTATGTTCGCCGTGCTTTGACTGTCGCAGCGAACCGTGGTAAGGCGGCCTGCAATGAGTGACTCCAGTATCGATAAGGCGATGTTCGCTTTCCTCGCCAATTGTGTTGGTGATTTCGCCCAGTGGCCCCAGTGCTCGATCACAGCTTTGCATGGCAATAATGAAGGTGGCCGTTTTTTTGGGGTGCTTTTCAAGGCGGTGGCCATGAACCCCGATGATAGGACCGTTTTCAAGATTGTTGTCATGAAAGACAATGAGTGGCGGGTGTGTGTTATTCAGCTGTCGAATCATGTCATTTTGGATGAGCGAGACGCCGACCGGAGCACCATCGTTAGTGCTGTGAATCGTTTCATGGAGTTGGCCGGCATGGTGGAGGGGCGGGAGTCGTGATTGATGATGAGCTGCGCCCTATTGTGACCGAATTCATCATGGAGATGCTCAATGACTCGCATTGTAAGCCCGCCTTGTTGGACGTTAGGGAGGATGCCAGGGTAGACAGCGATCTGTCCGTCCTCCACTTGGACGTCATCGGGAAACGATATGGATGCATTCTCAATATCGTGGGGGAATAGTATTCGGTGAGTGTTCGAGATCGCGACACGAACAAAACAATAACAACGGTGAAGGGGAAGAGAAGAAGTATGGGGGCTTCGGGATCTGCTCGCCGAAATCAAGACAAAACTGTGGGAGGACAAATGATCAAGCTATTCGACTGGGAGTTCCTGAAGTACGTCACCGAGGCGTGCAAGAATTACGCCAGCAAGGGTGAGAATGATTCGCTCGGCCTGGAAGTAAGCGCATGGAACAACAGTATCCACATTGTCGTCGCATCGCCCGGGCGCAGGTTTATTTTCGAGGCGGATACTGTTCGCGGCTACAAGGCGACGATTTTCGAGCAGACGAACCGCTATTGGGGGTCCATGTTCGACGTCGGCTACACTTTCGACGGCGACGAGATTCTTGACGCTTTCAATAGTTTTCTGTCTGACGTGGAGGCGGAAGACAATTGAGTGTTGAGAAGATTGCGGATTACGAGTTTGCGTACCCGGATGGGGGCGTGCACTATGATTGGTTCGCTGACAGGGTTATTAATTATTTGCAGTCCAGGTCGCCGGAGACGCCGCCCCGTTTCCTGTGGACGACTTTCTTGACGATGGTGTCTGCCCCGTTGTCTGCGAGGACTCACCTGTCTGCGAACGCGCAGAACATGGTGCCGTTGACTTTGTACTCGCACTGTCTTGGGGCGTCTACCCTGTCTAGGAAGACTACGGCGCAGTCTTTGGTGCGTAGTTTTTTCGACGATTGCGTGGGCGCGTTCAGGTGGGATTCGTTACGGTCTTTGGCGGCTGTGCAGGAGGTTGATTTGGCGCTCCGCATGCTGTTCCGTCGTTTGGAGTCCCTGGAGAGGAGGAGCGGGCGTGTCGATATTGACGAGTACCGGACAGAGCGGGACGATATCAATAATCGTATCACCGAGCTCGAGGCCGATCGTAAAGATTTGTTGAATACTATCGGTAATAGCCCGTGCGAGCGGTCTCTTATGGCGAATGTTTTGTTCGGGTCGAATGTGACGGCCGAGGGTTTGAATTTGCGGATGGCGCAGCGGCCTGGTGGGGCGTCTATCATGTTTGTAGACGAACTACAGAACATGTACTCCGCGTCACAGGGTGAGGGTTATCGTAGCGGGCTCATCGGATTCCTGACCGACGTCTACTCGGGCAGGACGGTTGAGTCTGTGCGTGTCGGTGACAATGGTGTCGGGCGTGCGGATAGTGAGAGGGTTTCTCATTCTCTTGCTTTCTGCGGCACCGGGATTCTCGGCGACGTAGTCGACAATATGTCGCCGTCTTTGTTTGAGACGGGGTGGGGTCCGCGCATTCTTTTCGCGTTGGACGAGGAGGATCGCCAGTCGGACCCGTCGTCTTTTGGATGGGTCACCGACAATGATCGGAACGCGCATGGTGGTGATGGTTTTGTTGAGTACGCTTCCGAGCGCATTTCGACAATGCTGGGGATGATGCAGCGCGAATTCCGTGGTACTGTCACTTGTGCCACCGAGTTTTGGCCCGTCAATACGCCGGCCACTATGACTGTGACTGAGTCTGCGCGGAATGTGTGGGTAGAAACAATGCGAGCCTGGGGCCGGGAGTCGGCCAGAGAGTCGCCCTTCCGAAGGGCGGTACAGGCGGTCATTGACCGTATGGGGAACCATATTATGCGTGTTGCCGCTATTCTGTCTCTTTTCGAGCAGCAGATGGCCGTCTCATCGTCCGCCGTGAGGAAAGCGTTCAGCCTGGCCTCCGATTTCTGGCTGCCTGACGCGCTGAAAATGATCGACTATGTTTTCGTTCCGGATTTGACGCGTATGGTGGATGATTTCAGTAGTAATCCCCCAACTGAGACGCGTTTGTATCAGGTTTTGGAGGCGAAGAATCTGTCTCCGCGGAGTGTCGAGGAGTATCGGCAGTATATTCTTCGTCGAGGCGTGAAGTTCCGCACCGAAGGTGCCATTGTGGATAGTGATCTCGTTGAGGCGATTCTGCGGGATCAGATAGCGGAACCATCGTACAGTGAGTGATGTTTTCGGGGCGCGTTTTCCTGTGATGGTAGCGGGCAGTGTTCGCTCCATCACAGGGTGGCGTGCCACTAGCGTAAATTTGAATGATTTTGCTGCTCTGTGTGAGGTGCCCTCGAAATGCGGGAAGAATGATGCCCCGGCTTTTTTTGCCGGCATTCTTTCGGGGGGTAGGCGGCAGAAGAGGAATTTCGTGTCTCGGTCTGCTGTCGTTTTGGATGCGGATCACGGGTCGCGGGAAGATTTTGTCGGGGATCGTATGCGGGCGGCGAATCTTGCTGGTATTGTGTGGGAGACGGCATCATCCTCGTTTCCGTCTCCGCGTTTCCGTGTCGTTCTGCCGTGCACTCGCAGCATGACCGCAGGGGAAAGTGAGGCGATTGCCCGGACGTGTTTCAGTGTGTTGGGGCCGGTGGCCCAGTGGGATGGGTCGTGTGCTGAGGCGTCCCGAGCTTTTTTCTTGCCGTCGCATCGTCTTGGTTTGAGGGTGCGTTATTGGCTCATTGACGGTGCCCGTTTGAGTGTTGATAAATGGTTGGAGAATATCGGGTATGAGGAGAAAGGCGATGGTGGTGTTTCTTTGTCGTCTGTGCCCGATGGCGGCTATGGTGGGGTGATTGGCGAGTTCAACTCAAAATACGGGTTTAATGATCTCATCGGTTTGTTCGGTTGGCCTTACGAGTCGGTGGGGCGTCGATGGCGGTATACGCGTGGTGGCGACACGGCCCCAGGTGTGACAATGTTGGATAGTGGTCTGGTCTTTTCGCATCATGCGGATGATCCGCTTGCGGACGGTCGGGCGCACACCGTCTTCGATTGTATGCGGCTGCTGGAGTGCGGCGGTGACGTGGGCGCTGCCGTGGGTAGGGCATTGTCTCTCCTCCAACTGGAGATGTGAGCCAGGTCATGCTCCTGTGGGTTGGCGAGGGAGTGCACGGTCTGCCTATACTAGAGCCGTCACCGAGGGACGGTGGCACAGACACAGAGAGAAGAGAGATTATGGACAGCATCGCTCGTCGCAGCACCAGGAACGACGTCATCGAGTTCGACATTATCCCCACGTTGGACCAGGTGGACGACTATGACGTCGCCGCGATCGCCGACGACGTGATCGGACAGTATTTCTCCCCCACGGGTACTCCCTACTATGTGGTGGACGTTGACGAGGACGCCTATTGGGACGCCGTGCAGCGTCACGCCATCGCCCACTGACCCGACAGGACAAATCCCGTCTCATCGCTCGGTGAGGCGGGGTTCGTTCTATAGAAAAGAGGAAAAACAAGTGACACTATTAGTGTTCACGC